CGAAGAAGCAGATAAGATTGCTTATGTCCGTACAGGTATCTTAGCTGTTTATATTATTACTAATCTTTTTATTATTGCTGGCGTTATACGCCATTGGTGAATTATGAATATATTTTATTTGCATCATGATACAAAAAAGTGTGCAGAAATGCACGTTGATAAACATTGCGTAAAGATGATTCTCGAATATGCTCAACTATTATCTACTGCTCATCGTGTCCTTGATGGTCACGAGTCCATTACTTTGTCGGTTTCTGGGCGCAAGAAAAAGGTATGGACTATTGGCGATCATCGCAACGATGTGCTTTACAGTGCTACCCATATTAATCATCCTTCTGCTATTTGGGTGAGACACAGCGACAAAAATTATTCTTGGTTATTTGAAATGTTCGAATCGCTTCTTGAAGAATATACATATCGTTATGGTAAGACTCATGCTTGTCAAAAACTTGTTTGGGCATTAGAAGTTCGACCAAACAATATTCCTCGAGGAATCTTTACCGAACCAACACCAGCTATGCCAGATCATTATAAAGTGGCAGGAGATTCTATATCATCATACAAGAATTATTATTTGGGCGACAAACAAAGAATGTTTTCTTGGAAAAATCGACCAACTCCGACTTGGATTTGCTAAATACAATTATGCCCACTTACACTTTTATTGATAACAACACTGGCGAGAAGTTTGACAAATTTCTGAAAATTGCGGATCGTGAGCAATTTCTCATCGACAATCCCCACATTCAATCTGTTATAACTGCGCCAGCAATTACAGGCGATCATGTTTCTGTTAGAAAAGACACAGGGTTCAAGGAGGTACTGCAAAAAATTAACGAAAGAAACCCACACAACGATTTAAGTAAAACTTCCTCACAATTATAACCACAAGGATTTTTAATGGCTCGCACAACAGCTGCAAAGAAAGTAGTAGACATTCATCATGACGAGCGTGAAACAAAACCTGTTGCCAGTAATCAGTTAAAGTTACGTTTAGATAATTTAAAAACTTTTCAACCACTTACTGATAATCAGAAATTATTTTTTGATGCATATAAAACTGGCGATTATTTTATAGCATTACACGGAGTAGCAGGTACTGGTAAAACTTTTATTGCTCTCTATAAAGCAATTGAAGAAGTTCTTGATAAATCAAATCCATTCAATAAAATTATTGTAGTTCGTTCTGCGGTTCAATCTCGAGAGATTGGTCATCTTCCAGGAGACGTAGGTGAGAAGATGGAAATTTATGAGCAGCCATATAGACAAATATGCCATCAGCTGTTTGATCGCAAAGATGCTTGGGATCGTTTAGAAGAACAAGGATATATTCAGTTTATCTCTACATCTTTTATTCGTGGTATGTCTTTCGATAATGCAATTATTATTGTTGATGAGATGCAGAACTTAACATATGAAGAGATCGATACAGTTATGACACGTGTCGGACATATGTCTAAGATTATTTGGTGTGGTGATTATCGTCAGACCGACCTAAATAAACGAAAGAACGATGTTACAGGTATTTTGAAATTCTTTGATATTGCTCAACACATGAAAGCGTTTACTCGTATTGAGTTTACTGTAGATGATATCGTTCGTTCATCATTAGTTAAGGATTATATCTTGGCTAAATTAAAGTACGAAGATTTCGAGGATAACAAAAAATGATAACAGCAGAACAATTTAAACACTTATTCCCAAGAGCACAAGATCCAGCATCATGGGCTGAGTCAATGAACAATGTGTTCCCAACTTATGAGATCAACACACCACATCGTGTAGCAGCATTTCTTGCTCAGTGTGGACATGAGTCTGGTGGATGGACGGTATTTGAAGAAAACTTAAATTACTCAGCACAAGGATTGAATAGCATTTTCAAGAAGTATTTCCCTACTCTTGAATCAGCAACACCTTATGCACGTAAACCTGAAATGATTGCTAACAAAGTTTATGCTAATCGTATGGGTAATGGTCCAGAAGAATCAGGCGATGGTTGGAAATATCGTGGACGTGGTCCGATTCAATTAACTGGTAAAAACAATTATATGCAGTTTGCCAAGGATATGTTTGAAGATTGGCAGAATTTGTTTGATAATCCAGATTGGGTTACTGCAGATCGCGACTTCGCATTAATGTCAGCTATTTGGTTCTGGAATAAAAACGGATTAAATAAAGAAGCAGACGCAGGTGATATCAAGACAATGACACGCAAGATTAATGGTGGATTCATTGGTCTTGAAGATCGCATCAAACATTATAATGAGGCAATCCATTTGTTAACTTAATGAAGAATTTTATACATCATGAATTTTCCAAACTTGAACGTATCGACTCACCTGAAGGTAGATTATATAAAACACCTTCAGGTAAAGCCTATCCCTCCGTTACAACAGTCACAGGATTGCACTCACAAAAATCCATCATGGAATGGAGAAAGAAAGTTGGCGAAGAAGCATCCAACGCAATCTCCAGTCGAGCAGCAGGTAGAGGTACAAGAATCCACTCCCTATGTGAATCCTACTTACTTGGAGAGCATGTTGAAGCAGATATGTTTGATCAAGAAGTTTTCTCGAGCTTAAAGCCACATCTAGATTTAATAGATAATATCCATGCGTTAGAAACTCCACTATTTTCACACCATTTAGAAGTTGCAGGTACAGTTGACTGTATCGCAGAATATAATGGTAAACTGTCTGTAATTGATTTTAAAACATCCAGTAAATTAAAAAATCGTGATTGGATTCATGGTTACTTTATGCAGACATCGGCATATGCTGTTATGTTTGAAGAATTAACTGGAATTCCTATTGGTAGGTTAGTCATTATTATTGGAGTTGATAATGAAGAACCTCAAATATTCGAAGAAAAGAGAGATACTTGGATCGGTGGATTTAAGGACTTGCGATTGCAATATAAACAAATTAAAAATGTTTGACAAATATGAGAAAGTAGGGTATAATGTTATTAAATGCTGAGATTGCGCCAAATATAATTATATTAGATGAACGTAAACTTCCTGAAGGTTGGAAAGAAGGCGATATGTTCAAAGTTATGATTGGCGCAAATGGAAATATTACACTAATTAGAGTCACACAGAATGCTGTGATGTAAGGGTTATAAATTGTTGCCACCACTTTTTACTTGGTTTCCTTTACCAAATTTACCAAAGATACCAGACCATTTTGTAAAACTTGGTTTGGATAAAGTCAATTCTAAAGAGCCGAATCAAAACTTTTTATTAAATATAACTACACAGGAATATATGGATCGTAAATTGATCCAAAATGGTAAGCAAATAAATTCCAGATGTCAGGTTAATTTTAATATGGGATTGGAATGGGAAGACTGGGTAAGAAAAAATATTATATCAAATTTTACAGAAACAGGTATACGTAGAAGTGTTGGCGATTCTACTGTTACTGGACCGCACGTAGATAATCCTGGGAAACTTAGATTTTATTATTTAATTGATGCTGGTGGTGATAACGTAGAAACTGTTTGGTATTTGCGTCCAGGACAACCTGCTATATTTGATATGACTAAATGGGATAAACCTTATCCATATAGTTACAATAATATTGATGAATTGATTGTGTTGGATAAAACAATATTCCCACTAAATACTTGGATACTTTTTAACGGATATATACTACATGGCGTTAATAATGTTACGCACGATCGTATAAATTTTAACGTATCATTTAAACCAGAAAATCTTAATTTAAATTTTTTACAAGGGTAATTCATGAAATTTGTTTATGCATTGTTTGTTTCGTTGTTTATTACAACGAGTGCTGTGGCTGCTACATTCAGCAGTAAGAATGTAAATATTATTATTCCACTTGCACCTGGAGGTTCCAGTGATATTATTGGAAGAAAAGTTGCCATGATATTAAATGAGAAATATCCTGATATCAACTTCGTCTTCAAATATATGCCAGGAGGAAATACTGCAATCGCTGTTAATCACGTACTCAGTGAAAAGGATTCAGATAATACATTTATTTTTAGTAATGATGATGTTATCACAGGACAGATGAGTGTTGGTTCAGACAAATATAATGAGTTTGTTGTAACTAATGTTATTGGTACTAGCCCTTATATGTTAGCAATGACAACACGACAGGGTGTTGACCGTAATCTAAAAGGTAGCATTCAGTTTGGTACTGTTGGTGCAAATAGTGGTCCCTCATTGTGGTTGCAAAGTTTAAATTTAACTGCACCTGCTATATTTGAACCAGTTCCATATAAAGGTACTCCACCAATTCTAGTTGATATTAGAGGTGGCACTATTAATTGGGCGATCTTGAGTAGTTTTGCTTTGAGTGATTCTATCACTGATGGTGTTGTTACTCCTGTATTTGTTTCTTCTGATAAACGAATCGCTAAACATCCAAACGTACCAACTTTTAGAGAAGCTGGATTTAAGGGTCATTCTGATGGAATTTATTTCGCTTTGTATGCGAAAAAGGATACTAATCCTGAACTGTTAAATAATATTAATCGTATTATTGTAGAAGCACAAAAGAATGGAAGATTTAAAGATCTTGAAGATAAATCACTTACTATCACTCCATTAGATTTTAAAGGAAGTAATAGATATTATCAAGAAGTTATTAAACAAAAAGAAAAGTTTTATAAGAAGTAAAGAATTGTTGTATATCCTTCTAATTGAAGGCATGTTGGACGTGGGTTCGATTCCCACCACCTCCACCAAAAGTATATTGACGAACCAGTTTGGTAGCAAACGCAACAAAGTAGAAACTGCGATGTTGTGGCAATATACTTCTGATGGGGGTGACTAGGTTTCGACAGCGTGAGATAGAGAAGACGGCAACACGACAGGCGATCGTCGTAAATGAAGCAAATCTAGTAAATGCAAACGATAGCACTTACGCATTAGCAGCCTAAACACTGCTTAGGGTTTCGGTGAGTTCCTAGTAACAGAATACTCACCACCATTTTTAAAAAGGACAATTCCATGAAGAAATTTTTAATCGCACTAAACTTGGTAATCTGGTCATTTGTTGGGTTCCAAGTTACTTCATACGCTGCAGAACCAGCAAAGACTGAACAAAACTGCGTAACTAAGGACAAAAAAGGTAATTGTCCTCCAGCACCTAAGTCTGAGAAACCTACTCCTAAGAAAGTAGAGAAAAAAGACACTAAGACAGCCGACCCAGCAAAAAAGTAATACCTAAATAATAGACAGTGGGTTGATGGAACCCAATAAAACCATCATTTTACACACAACACAGAAAGGTAGTAAAATATGAGTAACATGACTCCGTTCGAGATTCGCCTTGAACTATTAAAAATGGCGAAAGACATGCTTAACGATGAATATTATGGTAAGCGTGAACAAATTAGCAACGACTGGCATGTAAAAGTCGACTCTGCTAAAATTAATGGTGGAACAATCCCTGAACATCCTGGATTCCCATCATATCCAAGTGAAGCCGAGATTATTGCGAAAGCAACTGCTCTCAATGGTTTCGTTTCAAACATCCCAGTAGATACAAAGACTAAGAAGTCCACCTGATAGGGATCGGAGTGTGCTGCATAAGCACACTCTTTAACTTACTAAGGAGATTTATGAAATTAATCCGATTAACATTTATTTCAATAGCAGTAATGATAGCTATGACTGCTGCTGTAACATTTTATGATAAAGGATATACATTACTTGATATTAAATATGGTCAGTTAACCACTGATGCTAAAAAACAAGTAGACTGTTTAGCTGAGAACATTTATTATGAAGCAGGACATGAACCACGTGCTGGTCAAGTTGCTGTTGCCATGGTAACATTGAATCGAGTACAAGATCCAAGATTCCCTAAAGACATTTGCTCAGTAGTTAAGCAAAAAGTTAATACCACTTGTCAATTTTCATGGTTTTGTGAACCAAGAAAATATATAAACCAAACTGTTTATAGAGATAACTTAGAAGTTGCGTTATATGTATACGCAAACTATGAAAAGTTACCAGACGACACAAATGGTGCAAAGTTTTATCATGCCGACTACGTTAACCCTAAATGGAAGTTGGAAAAAACTACTAAAATTGGTAGACACATTTTTTACAGGGATTAAAGGTGAACAATATGATGCAAAAATTAAATTTACAAGTAAAAGAAGAACACTCACGTCACTCATTTTTTCTTTTAATGGAAGAAGTCACGCTGGCAACTTGTAAACAAGCTGTTGAATGGATTTTTGAAAATAACTTTCAAGAAGAACGTGCTGATTTATTAAATATGGTTATCACTTCTCCAGGTGGTGACTTAAATGCAGCTTTTGCATTAGTTGATACTATGCGTGGTTCAGCTATCCCAATTAGAACAATCGGACTTGGTCAGATTGCTTCAGCTGGACTAATGATTTTTATCGCAGGTGAAAAAGGAAACCGAATCCTTACACCAAATACTTCTATTCTATCGCATCAATATTCGTGGGGTGCGTTTGGTAAAGAACATGAGTTGTTTGCGACAGTGAAAGAGTTTGACTTGACCACGAAACGTATGATTAGTCATTATAAAAAATGTACTGGATTATCTGAGAAGAAAATTCGTGAGGTTCTTTTACCACCACAAGATATGTGGTTATCAGCAACCGAAGCAAAAGAGTTAGGACTATGCGATGCAGTTAAAGACATTAATTAAATACGTAAAATATTCAGGAGTATGGGTTAACTTTGCTTTAAACCCATGTCACTGGTCATTTAGATCTGAGTTTATGCATCCTGATGATTTAAATCCAAAGATGAAAGGTATATACCTAGTTTGCGGATTCATTTCTGTCAGGATTATTATTGATGATGGAAGTTGGTAAAAGGAGAAAATATGCCAGAATTAACTAACAACAAAGACAAACTAGGTTTTATTATTGGCGCAACGCTAATCGTAATAACAGGAATTGTTTGTTTGACATTTTATAATTATTTTCAAACATTAGCGATTAAGTCTAATATTGAATCTGCAATTGTTAAAGGAATTGACCCAGTAGCAGTAAAATGCGCATATTCAAGTTCAGACTCCGTATGCGTAGCTTATGCTGTGGCGCATGGACAGGGAAATACCCCTAAAAAATAACCCTCTAATCTGTAGGGTTGTCTAACTCGTTGATTTTATACGAGTTTTTTAGGGGGTTTACAATAATTCAGTTTCGGTGTATAATTATATTATGATGATTGAAAAGGAACTGTTATGAAATATCGTGTTATTGTAAATGGCGTCTCGTTTTATACTACTGGTGCTGCAATTAAACGTGGTGTTGGTGATAACGTGTCAGTTAATACTGTTGTAAGACAATTGTTTGAAAATATGTTCAACGCAATTGGTATTGCTTCTACCATGACAGTATACGACCATAAAATGGACCGAGTAAAGTATGACGTCCAAATATCTAAAGTTTAACTTTACTTTAATTCAATACTCAGGTATAATTATATTATGATTCTTATTCACACTGGTCTTGGTCGATCCAAGAAACGTAAACCGAATGCAAAGCAACGTGAGTTGCAAGCATCATGGGAAGCCATGATAAAGAAGTATGCCACGAAGACTGTTGTTCCGAAAAAGCAACAACAACTCAGTGATGTATACTCGCTTGGGAAACCTGCTTGTCGTGAGACACCTAAGATTCCAAGTCTTCCATTCAGTGGTGGCGCATGCACCAAAAAAGACTCACCAGTTTACACAGGTACCAAAGTCAAAGGTATCGGAACTATGCATAAGTCAAATGCTGTTCCGATCTTCAGCGATGAAGAAGCAGTTGCGATTGCTACTATGAGGAGAGGTTGATGAGCAAAAAAATCTTAATGAAGATTCGTTTAAAACAAGATGGAACATGGGAACACGTTTACAACGATGGTTCTGTGGATCAAGAGTTTTATGAATTGAACATTGTAGAACTTGCTCGTATGCAACGTGAAAAACTACTCGACCAATCGCAGGATTATCTAGAACAAGCAGTAGAGTTGTCTGGGTATAAAGATGCGAAAGAAGTTATTGAACATATACAACGAAAGTCTAAATAATGAACACTAAATTGAATAAAATTGTATCCGCAAGTCATGCAGGTGATATTAAAGAGGTGCAAGATCTTTATGTTAGCCTATTGAATGACAAAATGAAACTTGACAAATTTTTCAGTATGTATCTGGATAAATTCGGTAACAAAATGGATCCCGAAAAAACTGATACCAGCATCTGGAAACTTTATAATTCAAAATCGAAAGAATACACAGAACTTAATTATGCTATTAGAACAGCCAATTACTACCTCAATAAACATACTCAGAATGTTTAAAACATCAAACGAATTTTCTCTTTACATTGAGCAAGTTGTTAATGAAAAACGCATTACGCACATGGATGCTATCCTTGAGTATTGCAAAGAAAACTATCTTGAGCCACAAGATATAGCCAAGTTAGTCAATAAATCTTTGAAAGAAAAGGTGGCTCTCAATATGCAAGAGCTGAATTATCTCCCTAAGAAAGCACAACTGGATGTTTAAGTATATAATCTTAGCATCGATGGTTGCTATGGTTGTTGGTCTTTGGGCATTAATGTTTGCTCTTATGCCAAAAAATATTGAAGTTGTATATGATTGTCGATTGGCGGAGATCTCTCCAGATTTTCCGCCACAGGTTCGTGATAAATGTAGGAAGAAACTAAGTGGACGGATTTAAAGCGTATAAGTATTACATAGCTGTCAAACTCCATTTCACAAAAGATAATTTCGATGTATTTAAAAATCGTGGTAACCTAAAGGGAACACGTGATGCATTTAATGCAAGGAACGATCGTTTAATGTTCGAGAAACTTGCAAGAAAATATCCTGTTGATAAGGATTTGATACAATATTATGTGGCTACCTTTGCCTATGGTAGCGATACCGCAGTTTATTCTATGGAAGAAGCAGAAGGTAATTTGATTGAGTGGAATCGTAGAAAGCAAAGTATCACTAAAATTTTCTCTGACGATTGCAATAGAATTTTATTGGATGCTTGCAAGAATAAATTTAAAGAAGATTCTATTTTTAACTTGACAAATAAAGGTTATTGTAGTATACTTAAATTATTCCTTGGTAATCAGATAACACTTGAAACTGTCAGAATTATTGATGACTTTCATCCTATGATTGATACTTGGAAAACTAACTCGTCAATGATATTACTTTGGGAAAACGATATACGTAGAATTGAAAAATCTAAAGGTTTCGTGAAATACGATAAAATTAAAATTCAAAAAGTTTTTAATAGTTTCTTGGAAGAAGTTAAAGAGTTATAAAATGGGCAAGACTTATCAAAAGAATCAGAAACGATTCGATGATGATACCAGTGGGCGATCTGGTAAACATGCAAAACATGCTAATGGTAAAAAAACCAGTGGTATGAAAACGCTAAATAGTTATGTTGAAGAAGATTATGATGATCCTTTCGAGGATGAACTTGAAATTCATGATGAGATTTTTATACAACATAATACTAATACAAACGACGATACTCCGTAAATACGAAAGGTAATAAAATGGACATTCAAGCACTTCGCAAAATGCGTAATTCTGACTTCGGCAAAATCGCTGGAGAGTTCGAGAAAATCGCAAATCCCCAAACCCAAACTAAGTCATACGCTGACGATCGCTTCTGGAAACTAGAAGGTGATAAAGCAGGTAATGGCACAGCTACACTTCGCTTCCTACCACGTGTAGAAGGTGATGAGTTGCCATGGGTACGTATCTTTAGCCATGGTTTCCAAGGACCAACTGGTAAGTGGTACATTGAGAACTCACTAACTACTCTTGGTGAGAACGACCCTGTTGGTGAACTAAACACCCAACTGTGGAACTCTGGTTCTGATGCCAACAAGAAAATTGCTCAAGCACAAAAGCGTAAACTAAGTTTTATTGCTAACGTGTTGATCGTTTCTGATCCTAAGCACCCAGAGAACGAAGGTAAAGTATTCTTGTTTAAGTTCGGCAAGAAAATCTTTGATAAGATTATGGACAAAGCACGTCCAACCTTTGAAGATGAAAAACCAGTAAACGTATTTGACTTCTGGGAAGGTGCCAACTTCAAACTGCGTATGCGTAAGAAGGATGGTTATACTAACTATGATGAATCTGCTTTTGCTGAGCCATCTGCAATTTCATCTGACGATGAAGCGATTCTCAAGGTTGCCAATTCTCAATATAAATTGGCAGAGTTCCTCGATCGTAAGAACTTCAAGTCTTATGATGAGTTGAAAAAGAAACTGGAAGAAGTTTTGTCTGGTGATTCTTTTGCAGGTAAGTCTGCAGCTGAACTTTCTGAGGAAGAAGATCGTCCAGTGGCTTCTGCACCAAAGATCGCAAGTAAACCTGCACCATCCATTGCGTCAGCAAGTGACGACGATGAAGATGTGATGTCTTACTTCGAGAAGATTGCTAAAGAAGATTAATCTTTAGAGTAGAAAAGAAAAGGGAGCTTCGGCTCCCTTTTTTTATGTTGCGAATCGTGACCTAACGTAACGACTCATTGTTTGTTCTTGATTACGAACAGGTAATTGAACCACTGAATTATTAGTTGTTTTATTATTTGTAACTGGAGCAACAACTGTATTTCCACCGCTACCACCACCACCAGATACTGCAGCAGTTCTGGCTCCATCATTGGCAGCTGATTGATTAGAAACAAAGTTCGCTTGTCCCATTGCTGCACCCATTGCTGCAATTTTTTCAACAGGTAATGCAGCAATTGCTTTGATATTTTCTGGTTTAATATCAGAGAATACTCTTAGACCAGCACCAAGTTTCTCAACACCAATACCAGCTTTTTCAATATTTTGTCCTTGTTCGCCAAGAGCAATAATTTGATCTACAGGATTCTTTTGTCCGCCAGCCCAAGACAAGAAACCAGAAACTAAGTTACCCAATCCACCAGCAACATTTGCAGCAGCAAATGCAGCCATACCACCAGAAACTGCCAGTAAACCAGCACCCACCTGCATTAGATTCATTCCATCCACTGCAGCTAATCTTTCTATTGAAGATGTAATCGCATCGATGGTTCCAATGATTGCTTCAGATATAGCTCCGATAACACCCATAACAACATCACCGACTGCTCTGATAACACTTGGGATTTGCTCAATAGCAGCTACGAATACGTTTTGAACAACGTCTGCTACTTTAATTAGAACTGGTGCAAATGCTTCCATAAATGGCGCAGCATACTCAAGTGCTTTACCAATACCCATAAATGCTAAAACTGCAGCAGCAAGACCAAGCATTACTTTTGGGTTGGCCAGCGCAGAAACACCTTGTGCGATTCCTATTAATAATGCTTTAATACCTGCACCAGCACCTTTACCTATCGAAGCTAGACCAGAACCAAGTGCTTTAAGTCCAGCACCTGCACCACCCAATAAACCTGCAAGCATACCACCGCCACCACTCTCGCTTGGCGATCCTGCTCGCATCTTATCACCACCCATAGCTGAAGTATTTTTCTCAATTTTATTGAGTAAATCAGTTTGGGCTTGTTCACGACGTGCAGATTCCATTTCTTCTTCAGAAACATTCATCTCATCGTTTTGTTCTTTATTTGTTAACTCAGTTCCAGCTGGTTGTGGTTTTGCCACTAGATTGGCACGTAAATCTGTTTTAGCAAATGCATCAGATAGAGATTCACGTTTAGATAATAAACGCTGTCCTTCTTTCGTACCAGCTATTTGTTTATCATTTAAGCCAGTTTCTTTTTTAAACTTTTCTAACTCAGCTTCATTTGATTTGATACTCTTTGATGTTTTATTTCGTTCTTCGAAATCTTTCCCCAAGTCTTTATATGACTTTTCGCTTCCTAGTTTCTTTTGCTGGTCAGCGAATTCTCTTGAAGCAATTTTCTTATCAAAGATCCCACCTACGTTAATCGCTTTAAGTGCAGTTGTCCCAGTTGCTCTAACTGATCCAAATTTATCCCCAAAACTTTTTCCAAGATTTGCAAATCTGTCTCTAATTGAATCGAAAGTTTTTACCGTTGACGCTATATTTGCAATTGCTTCAGATTCTTCACCTTTGATTCTTTTTAATTCATCCGCAGAAATTTTACTAACTTGAACGAGTTCCTCTTGTTGTTCTAACTGCTTCTTTTGAACTTTAAGTAAGTCCTCATCACGTTTAGCTGGCGCACCAGATTCAACAAGTGTTCTAATTGTTTGAACGTGTTCCAGCGATAACTGCTGAACTTCCAACAGTTTCTTGAACTCGCTCGATTGAACATGGACTGTCATCGGTGGTTTAGCCATACTTTACCTTTTTTTCTGTGCGTCTAATCTTTGTTTTTCTTCTTCTAAATGCTTAATTAACATGGCAACATACACTTCTCTTTCAAACGGAATCATATTCTCAAGTTCCGTTAGCGAGTATTTGTGGTACTGCATCAAAGCAAAATTCATTTTATAATAATTGAACAAACTATCATGACAAAGGTTTATTAAAAAAAACTTTGGAGTCCCTCCAAAACTTTATGGTGAGCACGATTACAAACAGGGCAGTTATAATTAACTTCTTGTTTCAATCTTGGCATAGTCTCAAAGAACTTTTGAACTTTGGCGAATTGTTCAGAAGTCAAGTTGTTAATAAAGTCTAACAGTTCTTCTTGAGTCTGTTCTTTTCCATAAAATAGTTCGCTACCTTGATAGATGTAATCAATGCATTCAGCAACAATCTTGAATAAATCATCAAGATTGTTTACATCAAGGTTCTGTAATTTCTTTAGTACTTGCATGGTAGGGTATCTCATTACAACACCAACGTCGCCAAATAAGTCAATCTTATTGTTATGCTCTGGCGATTTCTCTACCTGCAATTTAGTAATATCAAAAGAGATTTGAACTCTGGCTTTCTCATCTTCACAAACATCGCATGGGAAAATTAAATCAACAGTTTCCCCAACAGACTTTGCACGTAATTGAGTGAAAATGTATTCCAAATCAAATGTTGCTATTTCATCAGCATTAAAATCACCGACTACGCAAGTCTTAATAACATCTTTAAGCGTATTGACCATAACGATTGGGTCTTCGCTCTGTTGCGCCATCATTAATGCTTTTTCTTCACGAACCAAAAATGGTCTATATTTCACTTCTTTCCCAGTAGATGGGATCGTCAACGTATACGTTGGCGTACTACTCATCGGCAATGCCATATTCAATCTCCTTTAGTCATATTCTTAATAAGTTTATTCAACTCAGCTGTGCTACCAACAAAGATAGCATTATTATTAGTCACCTGTTTGGATGCCTCAGCTTTTCCAGGTGCATCAAGTTTTTGTTTTTGCTGATGTAAGTCCATCAATTGTTGGTTTACGTCAGCTAATTGTTTCATCAAGTTACCCACAACTTCAAAAGCACGTGGGTGTTCAGATTGTTTTGCAACTTCTAGAGCATCTGTTAATGCCACTTGTCCTTGCTGTAATAACACACGAAGATTGTTTCGTGCAACTGTATAGTCGTCTTCAATCTTTTCATTTACTGGGGACATAACATTCCCAGTAGAATCCAATACTTCAACTTCAGTTTTCTTTTCAATCTTAACTGTATCAAAGACTTCTGATAATTTATCATCAATTTTCATAATAATCCTTTATTTATTATCTACCATCAAAACTCATAGTGTTATATTCTTGTTGAAATCCGCTAAAATTAGAACTATATTGTTCTGGTACACTTGCATAGCTAGACAGTTCTCTATCATTAAGTGTTGGCATTTTCAAGAAACGATCCCATGGAGATTCTTTGGTTTCTTTTGGAGCCGAGAACGATCTAGAAGTCCAATATTTGTAATTCATAGAAATTTGTAACTTCATAACTTCTTTCTGGTCATACCCAACTTGAATTTGTCCAACATTTTTTGGATAACATTCATTCATTTCAATTTCGTAGCGTTTTCTATTTTTAGTGTCTTCCACTTCAATTTTAATTTCTGATGTATAGTCATCATAATAGTTAAAATTTCTAGAAAATGGATCTTGAATTGACTCCATCCATCGATCAAAAAACTTTTTAACTTCCATATTATTATCTACATAAAAAGATAAATTGGCATTATCAAACATTTTTTCGTTTGGTGCTTCACGAACTTCGCCATGAATTCTAATCTGATTGGTTGCCATAGTTACACCTGGGATAGTTATATCAGAACAGAACAAAAGAATTTTTCTCATGTTTGGTGCATACGACATACTTTTAGGAACTCTAATTGATACTGTATATCTTGAGGTTCTCATCAACCCTTCGGTTTTAACCAGAGCGATAAAATTCTTTAAGGTGCCATTTTTTGGTTCAGACATTTTTTAACCCATTTTTCTAAGCGAATCTGCCCATACTGCATCTTTAGAAGATCCCATAAATCTTTCAACTGGAAGCAACATTGCAGTAGCCCAATCATTTGCAGGAATTTCTCTAAAGGGAGATCTTACATGATTTAGCAGATAGTGTTTAACGCATGGAATCGCTCCATTATAACGAGAGACTCCGTCTATAAGTGCCCAAGAATATTTGATTCTTGTAGTTTCGTTCATTTTATCGTTACTCTTAAAAATCATTAAACGATCCAATAAACGAACACGAAGTTGATACGGTAAATAATGCATATTTAAGCCCAAGAAGCCACCCTCCACTTTTCTAAATGGAAACACTAAAGGGAACCTATCATAATATGGTAGAGTATCTTTTAGTTTTGGGTCATAAAAATACATGTAAAGTTTTCCAGGGGTAATACTGGTCTTTAGTTGTGTTGTATCACCCTGCAAAACTTTAGGTGGTGTTATTCTCTGTTTGTTCAACAGTAGAACTTGTTGTTCAAACCAACCACGAGACTTTTTAGATGCAGTCTTAAGATCGTATTGGTTTTTCTCAAATACGTCTTGTAATGTTGAGGGATTTTTAGCCATATTATTATTTAGGCATTATATGCCAAGTTCGTTTTCTGTAATGATTTTAAATTCCCACCCACGATCTTTGGCGTATTCTGTAGCTGCTTTCCACTTAGCCTGATTTTTGATAAAAGTCATTGATTCTGTCAGGTAGCGTTGAGTCTGGCGTCCAGGATACTCAGGTGGTTGGGTTTGTTTAAAAGGTTTAACCTCGATAAGATAGGTCTTTAATATACCATCTTTTTGTTTGACTTGGATTTGAAAATCAACAAAATAACGATGTATTTTGTTGTCTGTGGGACATCTATAGGGAACTATAGTTTCCTCGGATCTCCATTTAATAACTGATGGGTTTTTATCGCACCAAGATGCAAATCTGGTCTCCCAAGAACTTCTCATTAT